ACACTTTTTAAACGAATCGACATCTTTGCAAAATGGGTATTATAAAAATCAATAACCTGCACAGATGATGATGATGACCTAGGATCCGAAAAACTAGCCGTTTTCCGCGAGCGCGCCGCCCCGTGGAAAGGTCCCCTTCCGGGAGTACCTTTCACTTCTATCATTTCTTTTTAAAACTACCATCAAGCCAATCGCCAATCCGTGAACCAGATTTGCACGTAGGCACATACGGGATACCATCGCCAGTGATCTGCATAAATTTTCCAATACAAAAGCCACCAGCAAGTGCCAGTGGCTCGATATTAAATTTTTGGCTGTGCTATTCATTTTCAAGCCGTAAGAATTACCGAATGTAATTGTTTTTAAAAAATAAAATGTTCTGTATATATAGCTTCCGTTACTTTTAATAACTGCACTTTGACGTTAAAACCTGTTTGAATTTTTATAGCTAATTCTTCTAACTCACACCATTTTGCAGGTATCACTGACTTCACGAAGAGCGATTCACACATCACCCAGCTATCTGAAGCATCTCGCCATGCATTCTTAAAACCATCCATAGCGACTAATACTTCATTTTCAATGGCATTGAAGTGATTAGGTCCGGCGATTTGTGCGGCAAGCACCTTGGTAGAAGACCATTCCTCAGGAAAAGCTCTCACAGCATAATTCAAAGCAAGAATTGATTTCTTAAAATCCATTTTTAATTTTGTTTTTTCCTGCTCTCTCCAGGTTGATAGGGCTCTAGCAGCATAAAAAATTGTAAACAACCCTACTAAAACCCCGGAGAAAGTTCCAACCATTGACCAGAACGCCCAAGTTGCTGACTCTCTTGCAGCCACCAATGACTGGTAAGCAATATAATTATCGTCCATTAATTTTCCCCTGAGGTTAATGGACTCATTTTAAACTAAAGCATTATCACAGGCACTCTGTGAATGCCTGTGATAATGGCTTGGCCAGCGTTGCACCGTGATAATCGCCATCTTTCAACGTGTAAAGACGGTTATAGCTCAAGTGAATTTTGTTAGTCATTTAGCTGCACCTAATTGCTGTTATAAAAAAACCGCCTAGAGGCGGTTAACGTTGCTTGTTTTTTTGTCGGATAATGTAATTCAGCCTTTGAATCTCCATTTCAAGCTCATTTATCGCATCTAGGGCAACTTCAATCACTGAGTTGACCGGCTTTCCTTTATATAGATCACTCGAATTCAACTTCCCCTGTGAGGCTTCCAATAAGATGGTATATGCATCTTTCTCTGCCATATGTTCCTCCCTAAACAAAGTTAACGCTTTAAGTTTAGTAGGAGGTGATATATTTGAGGTTGCAAAAAGTCTTAAAGATCATCCTTCATTTGGAAATTTTACGGATGTAGTCTTGAAAATATCGGATCACTTGATCGTCTTTGATGGCGCTGGCTCGGAGATCGAGAACAGCCCGTCCACCAGAGCCAGAGAGTTCGACTTGTGCTGCATCGCCCACGCCGCCGGTGCCGGAAGTGCTGTTCCCGACGAGCTGACAGGTTGCAAGGTTTGCCGCGGCGATTCGCACCCGGCGAGTACCAGCAGCAACATCAGCGCGCAACTTATCATTCTTGGCCTGTTCATCTACCATTTCCTTCGTGTGCTTAGCATCCAGCGCCGCCAGGGCGGACTGTGCCGCTTCGGTGCGCTTCTGCTGGTTGGTCAGGTCAATTACGGCCTGATCGCTTTGTTTCTTCAGCGCGGCGGTGTGGGATTCATTCAGTTTGGAAGCGTCAGCATCCCAGCGCAGACCTTCAACCCACCAGGCAAGAGCAGCGCCAGCCACGAAGGCCATTACAATCGGTAAATTGTTATTCATCCAGCCCCCAACACGTCAACTCGCCTTCCTGATCCCGGCGTATCACTTGCCCAAGACAATTATTTGCCCGGACATTGCAGTCTTTCCCGCCATCGCGCACCCACCGCTTTATCTCAGCACAGGCACCACGTTTATCTCCGGCATTTAGTTTTTTGTAGAACGTTGAAGTGAAGCATTTCGCCGGTCCAATGTTGTAGGGGCAAAATGATGCGATACCGGCAATTTGCGGCTGAGTCAGCGTGACAGTGACATTAGTTTTAACCCACTCTATCGCCTTATTGGATTCCAATTTGTTCACATCTGCGCACTTCGCCGCAGTCAATGTCATGCCTTTGTAAACAGGGCGCCCATCAATGCGGGTAACGCCGCGGCAAATTGTCCAGATCCCCACGCCATCCTGATAAGCCGTCAGACTATTACCTTCCTTTTCATCAAGAAATTGTCCGAGGATAGCCGATGCGCCAGCGCCAGAAATGATCAGAGCGATTACAGCTTTGCTGAGTTTGCTTTTAACTCCCGGCTGAGATGCCATCATTCACCCCTGAGTGCTTTGCGGCGGTCTTCTTTGATTTTGAAATACAGATTCGTCAGGTATGTGAGGAGCGCGACCGATATACCTGCCAGCACACCTATAGCGTTCCACTGATCCGGACTAAATGCATTTAACAGGCCGTTCAGGACGCTACCGGCGGATGCTCCGTACGCAATGCCTGTAGTCAATTTGTCCATTTTCATAGTCTCCCCCTCCGGTCAGCCGGTTGGGTGCGCAGTCGTGATAAAAGAAGGAATTAGCGGCTCAGTCACTTTGCGAAAGTTGAATGGGAAGCTGATTGACTGGCCGCTAAATGCTGAAAGGGCCACCAATTGGCAGCCCTTAATTTCACTTAAAAAATATTTAACTATTATCCACTAAAGTTGTATGGTTTTTGCTTCCCTGGTGTTGGCCGAAAATTGGCTACCTCACCTACTGTTCGGAGCAGAGGTGAGGTTTTTTTTGCCACGTATTAGCCAAAAGATTATGAGTTTTTATAGCCATCATTCGGAAATATTTCTCCCAATGTCTGTTTATACCGTTCCTCTTCAAGTTCCACGCCCAGCGCGAAACGGCCCAGCTTGATTGCTTCTTTTATCGTGGAACCTGATCCCATGAAAAAATCAGCAACTACATCACCCGGTCGGCTGCTGGCGTTGATGATGTCTCTCATCATCTCCGCCGGCTTTTCGCACGGATGTTTACCGGGATAATACGGAACTGACTTATACATCCACACGTCAGTAAATGGTACAAGACTCGTCACAGTGAAAGGCCGCCGCAATCGCTTTAGCTCATCCACCAGATCCGCATAACGTCGGGATAATGAATGATATTCAACTACCAACTGATGATGAGGAAGTTCCAGCTCTTGCCGGGCATGCTTTTCGCGGGCTACGCGATCAAATAAGCTTTGAAGCGCCAGATAGTCTTTCTCACTGGGTAATTGCCACTGGCTCTCACTGAACCAATGCGAAGCCATTTGCTTACCAGTTGCCTGATGAATTTCTTTAGCACTTATCCCCAAGGCTTTGCGGGCATCACTAAAATAATCCACCAGAGGCTTGAGCGTATTTTTGCGCTGCTCCTTGCACTGCGCGGAATAACTTGATGCCTTACCTCTATAAGGACCGCTGTAATGCTCAGCGAAGAGGATCCGCTCAGTGGCTGGGAAATACGACCTCAAGTCTTCTTTGTGCTGCCTGTTCCACGGCCCAGAAGGTTTGGCCCAGATGATGTGGTTCAGAATCTTGAACCGCTCACGCATCAGTAACTCAGTGTCAGCAGCCAAACGCGAACCGCAAAAGACGTACAGGCTGCCAGATGGTTTTAGTACGCGCCAGAACTCCGCAAACATCTCGTCAAGCCATGCCAGATAAGCTGACTCGTCAGGCCATTGATTGTCCCATTTACATGATTTAACCCTGAAGTACGGAGGATCCGTAGCTATCAGGTCAATGCAGTTATCAGGTAAGGTTTTGATGTATTGGAGTGAGTCAGCACAAATAATATTTATACTGTTTAAATTCACAGTATTTTTCATAGATCAGAGACGCCCTTTTTGATAGGCTCCATTTGCTGTGTGCACATCAGCAATGGGCCTCGGTTCGCTCGTGACCAACTAACGGGCGAATGGCGTACACGATGTTATCAGCATTATGTACGCCGCCCATTCCACAAACAAATAAGCCTTGGCAGATGCTGGGGCTTTTTGGAATAAAAAAGGCCGCCAATTGGCGGCCCTTAATACGAGAAAACCCGCATGAGGCGGGCTTGGGTTTACATTCGGCTGAGCGCTGAAACGGTGCGGTCACAACGTGATGTTGATGAAATGCCAACGCTCATGCGAATGTGCTTTCCAATCACTCCGGGTTATCCCATCTTCGCAGACTGGAAAGCTTTGTTTTTTTTAACGTTACGGTGCCGGGTGCCTCCCGGTGAACCGTTGGCCAGCCGACCTCGGTTCGCTGTCTTCTCTACGAGGGTAAGCTGATTAGCCCTACCGCATAGGTAGGATTCACCGCAACAACTTAAACGTATCATAATTACTGAATCTACAAAACCAGCTGGGACTTCTTAGAAAGTTTCCGCAGTCGCTCTAGCTAATACGGGATCGAACATTGATAAACCCCTTATTGCTGTAGGTGTCCTCACAACCGAATTGAGGGCATAAAAAAGGTCCGCCCGGAGGCAGCCCATTGGAATAATTGATTTCTCTAACTAATAATGCCGAACAGCTTTGCCCACTCTTCTATCTGGGATCGATATATGAATTGAACAGACTGCAGGGAGTAACCGCCCTCGCCTGCTACAATTTGTGCAAGGCAAGGGAATTCTTTGGGTGCCTGACGCAGAATCTCTCTTTCAAGCTCGTCAGGTTCGAAAACCGAAGGGAACTCTTCATCCAAATGAAGGTAACCTTTTACTATCCATTCTCGATATTCAAATTCGTTATTCAGTAGCTTCATGCCAATACTCTATGTGATGTTTTACATAAGATAGCAGGCATTCATTTAACGAACGAGATTGTAGCCGCACCAATATGCATATCTCTGATTCCCATACCTTTTGCAATTTCCTCAACCTCTTCTCGGTAAAGAAACTTTGCTACATCCGGCTCAAATGGGCCTTCCCCCCTAATGATGCATGCAATGCAAGGAAACTCACGAGGCATTTGGGATAAAAGCTCACGATCAAGCAAATCATGATCAAACAAAGGACTTAAAGAATCATCAAGGCGCAGAAGATCGTAGGTCATCCACATTTTGTAATCGAATTCGTTTTTTAGAAGTTTCATTGACATCTCCTTTTTAAAAAAGGATAGCAGCCATTTATGACATCGTTTTGTAAGTCTACAAAAACTAAACCCCGCTGGAGCGAGGTTCTCAGATTGTCTAAGTTTTGTGACTACGTGACCACTCTTAACAGATTAAAAGCGTTTTTGGAATTCCACAACATTAGTTTTCGCGTACTTTGACGCCAGCCGCTATCAATGTTTTTCGACTATCCTGAATCCCTTCGTTATAGCCAGCATCATAGTAACCTTCTGGTTTGCTGCGCATTGCAGGTAATGAAACTGTCATGCTTTTTCTTTCTGACTCAGCACCCGAACAGAACATTTTCCACATGAGCTGAACGGCAGGAGTGGAATATTCAATTTCAATATCATTCCTTCCACTGGGGCTCATAATGGTAAGCATATCCCCCTTCATACCTAGGTCGAGTTCGGGGTAAAACTTATCCATATGACATTCAAACCGGTAACGAATATCGTCGATTTTCATCATAAAAAGCTCCATGTTTTATGCTGTTAAGGGAATTCTCTTAGGTAAAGACTGCGGTTCTTTACTTGTATATCGGTCCATCTCAAGGCTCACATCAAGCATGGCAAGACAGCCGTCTATAAAACCTTCTGCCGATTGCAGTCTCTTTAAGACTTGGGTATGCGAAATGCCCAGCTTTGTCCCCATAATTCTAACAGGTATATCTAGCACGTAATGCCATTCTATTAGTGTGCAGAGGTATGGATTTTTCTTTTTCAAGCAATTGACCGCTGAGCTTACGATCAAGCCATCATCATCACAGCAGGATGCTCTCGACTTCTTAGATGACGGAATAAGTCCTTTAAACCCAGCAGCAATGGATGGGAAGTCGACCCCACTGCCGTCGCAAGCAGCCCAAGCACCCCAACGCTCTAATACCAGTTGAATATCACGCATTATTCTCTCCACACTTATTTTTGCTTGCCGGTGGCGATAACACCCATCGCCAGCGCGCGGTCTAATGTCTTCATGACCAGATACACCTGATCACCATGTTCTTCTTCCCATGCCTGGGTATTGGCATGAAGTGAGTCGTGACACCGTCTGCACAGCGGGATCACGAACAGGTCATGCGCTTTTGTTGCCATACCCCCAAAGCCATTGCCGGTTATATGGTGCGGATCATCAGAACCGTTGCCACAGCCGCAGCATGGCTGGCGCTTTACCCATTGGGTGTATTTTGCATTTTCGTACCGCCGGCGCTTCGGAATACGGAGGTATGATTCCGGCGTCTCCGGATCGATTGCCAGCGCCAGCACCGGTTTGACATTGTTCGCCAGTTCTTCACGTGGTTGCCTCTCCCACGGGTTCACGTCCGCTTCTTTACCCTGGCCGCCCGGCGGTTTGTATTTAATCCCCAGCGCTTCACAAATTATTTCCGGCGGCAGCAAATGAGCCAGCCCTTTCGTCACTGCCCACCAGCACAGCTCAGGCAAAGTAAGGTGACGCCCGTCCGGCAGACCATACCGGTACCGGATTGCCTCAGTCACAAACTCGGCGGCGTTCGCCAGCGCGATAGCATCCAGTTTTGGCGATTCTGTTTCCCGAAACTCGTTATCATGCGCCCAGCACAGGCAGACAACGCCACGACCTCGGGGCACCTGCACCAGCTCATGGTGATGGAATTCCCCGTTGTAGTCCGGACACTGGCACACACGGTGGCGTTTAACCCACAGCGTCAGCGCGTCCATGCCGCCAACTCTGGCGATTACTGCTGGTGATGACAGGAAACCAGACAGGCGCGGGTCACGTGATAGAGACTGCGCTTCTGCCGGTACCACACCATCAGGCAATTTATGGAGTTCGGCTGGCTCGTTGGTGATCAGCAGGCGTTTATTGCTGAAGAACTTCACCAGGTCTGCCGGCAGCGCGAACTGCACGATCCCTAACTCTCGCTGGGGATATGGTTTCAGTAATGCTCTCACGCCGCGTTCTCCTGTTTCTGTCGCAGATAACCAGCCCACAGCCCAGCAACCCATTCAACGCCCTTTGCCGTGAATCTGGCCTGGCGAAACGCATGCTGATTCTGCTGGCTGGTACCGGTTTTCACCTCAAACCGGCCTGCCTCTAAATGATTGGCCTTTGGCGTCAACTGGCCTTCCAGCCGGTAAACAATGTCTTTCTCGAGAAGGAACAACCGGAATTCCGGTTCTTTCGCATGCAGCAATTTGCAGACCGCGCGGAATCCCATAGAGCCCTTAGCCATGACGTACTGATCAACGAATTCCACTTTTGGGGCCGCCAGCGCCAGCTGAGATTCCAATACCTGTTTTTCTTCGGCAAGGTCAGCAGCCATGCGGAGAGCCTCGGGCAATGACTGGGGTAACTGGCTTTTAGATTCCAGTTCCTGCCAGCGGTCCACAACAACGGCGGTGAACTCGGGCGACAGACGAGCAACCAGCACCAACGAATCGCGTTTATTGAACCAATACTCCTGATACTCCTGCCCGTTCTGCTCATGAAAATAGGGGGTGTGCGCCAACGGCGCGCTTAAAATTCCACCAACTGCGAGCCGTTCAGCCGAGCGCTTCACATCGCTATGCTTACTCTGCACCAGCTCCGCAATCTCACGGCTCGACATCGTTACCACACTTCCTGACAGCAAACTGTTCGGCATAATCACTCCACACGTTAAACCGGCTGCACACCGGCGGGTTTGAAATCAGTAATCGTTATTTCTGCCTTCCCTTCTTTGGTAACCGGTCCCCACTCGACCGTCATTCGTTTCACCTGGCTGTCGTCCTTCCAGATCCCCGCATGGGTCAGGCCATCAAACAGCGCCTTCTGGAAATTATCTAAATCGCGTTTCGCCCTGGTCGGCGGGTAGAGAACCAGATGCACATCCAGTTCGGTAAGTAGTGCCGTCGGGCGGCTGCGCAACTGCTGATAAATTGACGCCAGCGCATTGGAACGGAAGATCCGCCCGCGCTCGCTGATCAGCACGCCCTTTCTGGTAGAGCGCCAGTAACCGTTGACGCTTGGCGGGAATGGCAGGTTTAATTGCATGCAACCTCCCCCGCCTTGATAAGGCTATTCAGCACCGCATCAGCATGTTCCCGCGCCGCGGTGTAATCAGCCGGGCAATATTCACCGGTGATAGAAACTGCCTTCAGATACCCTGAATATGCATTCATCCAAATTTGCTTTAGTAAGCTCACGCAGCCACCTCCTGCAGATAGTCAGCGCCAGCGGTGATCAGGACATCACGTGAAACCGTGGTGAACTGGCTGCGCGGCTTGATGAATGGGCGCCAGATAACCAACATGCTGCCCTTACTGTTGCCGTTCTTTCCTGGCTTACCGGTACCGGCATTGATGAAGGACAGGCGACCATCAGTGATAAAGCGGATTTCGTCGGCGGTACTCAGCGCCAGCGAGAACCAACCTGTTGAGGTGTCGGCAGGCAGCAGCATCACAACATGCTGGTGCTGGGCGCGGCATTGCTCGGCGGCCTTCTCAACCCATGGGGTGATAGCGCTGTATGGCGGGTTACACCAGATTGCGCCGTAACTCTCCCATTCGGTGGCCAGCGCATCATCGGCTTCTGTCAGGTACCGGGCGCAAAGCGCGTTCTGGTAGTCGGCGGCGGCGTCCAGATAGAAGCCAAACTCCAGATCCAGTGCAGTGAAGACTTCAACCGGCGTCTGCCAGCGGTCTTTGTGCTCGATCGGTGTGGTGCTTGCGAATTCAGAAGTCATTCTGCTTTCACTCCCTGCTGGCGCTGGGCGCACTCTTTCCAAATCTTGGCCCACTGCGATATGGCGAAATCGGCGCGCATGCTGCGGATGTTGGCTTTGCTGGCTTCGGCGCAAACCGTTTTTTCCAGCGCACTCGGTGCTTTGGTTGCCGCTACACCGCTAATGAACCGGCGGTATGCCGCATCCCGCTCGGCTGCATCAACTGCAACGTCACCTTCCCGCTCCCACTTCCCGTTTTTGCGCGCTGGACGGCCTGCACGACTCCAAGCGTTAGCGCCTTCGAGGTAGCCTGGGAACTTGGAAGGCTGGAACAGGGTGGACGGGCGCAGGTACTCGGCCATTTCCAGATCGCCGCCCCATTTGGCATGCATGTAATCAACCGTCAGCTGATGTTCTTCACTGGTGAAGCCTTCACGCAGTCTGGCGCGGATGTTATCCAATGAGGATTTGCTGACCTGATAGCGGGAGCCGGTGATCTGGTTCAGGTAGTTCAGAACCTGTTTAGCCTGATCAGTAATTTCGACTTCGGCGTCGGTCTGCGCAGCAGGCTGACAAGAGGTTTTATTATCTGATGGATCTTGTTTTGAATTTACTAACGGATCCCCCCCAGATTCTGGCGGGTGAAAACCGGTATTCGTGGTGGATTTTGATGCATCAAATTTTGAACGGTCAGAATTTGATGCGTCAGATTTTGATGCGTCAGAATCTGACGGCTCAGCAGCAGCACGAAGCTTCGCAATATTCAGCTGGTACATGTTCGACGTATTGCGGTTTCCCTTGCGGCGCTGGGTACTGGTGATCCAGCCGTCAGCCTCAAGTTTGCCCAGCGTGGTGCGCACAGTGCTTTCACCTGCACCCAACTGGCGGGCAATGGTGGTGATCGACGGCCAGCACAGGCCTTCGTCAGAACTGAAGTCAGCGAGGCGCGCCATAATGGCAACCGCCGATATTTTTAAACCGGCAGCAGCGCAACCATCCCAGACGTATGCGGATAACTTAACGCTCATAAGACCCTCTTAAACTTTCGCCGGAATTGTTCAGTAGGTTGGGCGCACTCATGCGGGTAACCGGCGCGCATGAAGATGACGCGATCCCCTGCTCTGTCGAAGCCCACGACGTGTACCACAACGCCCCGCCAATCCTTGTAACGCCTGTCCAGCTTTTGGATTTCTTCAGACATGCCGTCACCTTCTGGCTGCTCTGGCGGACGTAACCTACCCACCACGCCGCGAACTGGTAGTTGCACGGCATCCAGCGGTTACCTATCATCACTTCATACGAGAAAGAGCACGCGGCTCCGCCAGTCACTGACTTACAGCGCATTTGCGGAACTCCAGCTTTTACGAGTAGACTGTTCATGCGTTTAATTACTCCACACGTTTAGTTAAACCGCCGACGCCTCGGGCCTGCACTCCTGAGGCGTCAACCTTTTCATGCAAAGCCACCACTGACTTCACATACTCATCGCGGGCAGCTAAATGCTTACGATGAAGAGCCATAATTTCTGCCTTCTCGCCTTCATCAATCACCCCGTCGTCTGCAATCGAAATATTTATCTGCTGATCGACCTTTCCACTCTTAGCGGCAACCTTTACCCCTTTGATAAACAGGTCAACGTGGTCCAGTTCCTCGCGAATTGGGATTTCTACGAAAAAGCCGCCCCGGCGCTGGGCGAAGTAATCCGCCATGTGATTTGTACCGCTGATGTCTTCCATAGCTTCCAGCTCAACGATTTCAAAGAACCGGCAGCCGTTTTTTTCATATAGGTTGTTGTTGAACTGCGTTTCAGTCATGCCCAGAGCGCCAGCCATTGCAGACCTTCCGCCGGGATAGGCTTTGCACATCGCTTTAACTACTGATTTCAGGTCTACCATTTCATTTTTCCTTCGGTAGTTATGGCTGAGCGCCAGCAGTGATAGTCTTTGTTGGTGGGAAAACATCATCAATGCTGACATTCGCGCCAAAATTGTTAAGCGCAGAAACGATGGTCCTACATTGATCAATGTTTACGTTTCTCTTGCCGTTCTCGTAATGACAAACCGCTCCCTTTGTTATCCCTAGGGCATTAGCTAAGTGCCCTTGAGTAATGCCCAGTTTGGTTCGTATGGCTCGTAGGTTGTTCATTGAGTTCTCCTGTAAACACATTAAATATACATATTGTATTCATATCTCGCAAGAAGATATACGTTATGTGTCTCGATTGTATGTATACAACTTGTATCATTTGGGTATGACTATGAAATGGTACGATCTCGCTAAGTCTCTGATGAAAAATCAGGGCATCAATCAAGAGCAGTTAGCAGAACATCTTGGTATTACTAAAGGTGCGGTGAGCCATTGGCTAAATGCCAGGCGGGAGCCCAGCCTTAGTGACATTTCAAAAATCCTGCATTTTTTAGGAAAACGAAACTTTTCGGTTGGTGCTGGCGGGTTAATTCTCGATGAAGAACTTAAGGGTGACGTTGCCTACATTGGGCCTTATTCTCCTGGCAAAAAATATCCTGTAGTAAGCAGTATAAAGGCTGGTATGTGGGGGGAGGCTGTTGAAGCTTACTCCTTGAAAGACATAGACCAATGGCTGGAGTCTGATGCGCATATTCAGGGAGATGCCTTTTGGCTTAAGGTTGATGGAGATTCAATGACTGCTCCCGTGGGCCTAAGCGTTCCAGAGGGAACTTATGTCTTATTTGATACTGGGCGAGATGCAACCAACGGAAGTTTAGTCATCGCCAAGCTTTCAGACTCCAATGAAGCCACTTTCAAAAAGCTTGTTATTGACGGCGGGCAGAAGTACTTGAAAGGGTTGAACCCCCAATGGCCGCTAGTGCCTATCAACGGCAACTGCAGAATTATTGGCGTTGCTGTTGAAACAAAATTGCGCCTTGTTTAGAGCACTTCTGATCTTAAGCCAGTCTTGAGGCTGGCTTTCTAACATTATTCCCCCTGAATCATCCCCGAGTTCCCCCATCACAGATCAGCCCCCAGAAAATTAAAACAACTTAAAATACATTACGTTACCCAAAATTGATGCGCTTTGTATACAATTTGTATTTACTTATTAAAATACGTTTTGTATATTTAATTCATCGGTAGCACAACGGCAAGAACATAGCAGCTTAATGAGGTACCAGGATGCAACAGCAGGAACCGAAAATTATTGCAGGGGATCTGAGCAACGAAGAGTTGCTTCAATGGATGCAGGGCAAGATTCAGTCTGCACAGCAGTTGAAAGAAGCGCTTTCACTTAAAGATCATCACCAGAAAGCGCTGGAAGAAGTTAATGATCGTATCGAAATGCTTACCAGCCTCGCTGCTCTGGAGCTGAGCTATACAGCTCAGGAATCCAGACAATACGGAAAGGACGTAGCAGAATTACTGGACCAAAAGCGTCTGGAACGGACTAAAAGGGATTGACTGGATCATCACCAAGGGGGTCAAGCAGCCGAACTGTTTTGATGTAAACATCTTTGTCATATTCGGAAGCGTCTGCGGCGCTAATTTTTTCTCTGAATTTATCGACTGACCCAGTCAGCTCTTCTGCTTTAGAGCCACCTGATTCAGAAATAGAGATTGCAAGCCTCTGAATTGCCAGTTCAATAGCATCAAGGCGTGCAGCATGAAATTCTGTAACGTTGGACATAAGTTTCGTTTCCTGGTTGCGTGAGGACTCCCAAGATACCACCGCCGTCTGAGGTGGAGAAGTGACCAGGCACACAACAGAAAGAACACTGCAGCTTAATGGCAGTTTGAATAATTCAACCCTGGCGGCTGGATTCAATATGGTGAAAGAGGTGGTCTGGCAGAGGCGGAACTAGGGCAATATAGGGAGTGTCCCTGAATGTGACTACTGAGCTCACAT